ACCCGGAGTTCACAAGAAAAATGCTAACAAGCGTACAAAACCTAAAACGTACTTCGGTTAAATACTTCGGTTGGGGCTTGCTCTATATGGGTAAGCCCTTTACCGCTGTAGGTAACTGGTTCTGGAAACGGCACCGTGATGTACTGGATTGGGGTAACAAGTAATGGTACAACCCGCTGCGTTTGATACTGCAACTGAAAGCGTCACGGTTACTGCTACAGCCGGTGGTGCTAGTGGTAATGTGCTATATACTTGTCCTAACTTTCACGATGCAACTGTAGAGTTTTTGCACATAAGTAATGGGGCCGCTTCAACAGACAATGTTTCAATTCAGTGGTATCACAAAGAAGATAATACATACTACACTATTGTAAATAACAAATCTATTCCCGGCAATGATGTTTACAACATGATTACATCTGACCGGCTTCACTTACACGCTGGTGATAAGATTGTAGTTTTTAACGGGGGTGGTGCAAACTTGGGTGTGACTATCTCCTGTAAAGAATACTACAATCCTGCCCGTGGAAACTAGGAGATAGGAGATATGCCCCTCACAGCTAAAGGTTCTAAGATTAAAGCTGCTATGAAAAAGCAGTATGGTGCAGACAAAGGCGAGGACGTGTTCTATGCAGCAGCCAACAAAGGAACAATCAAAGGCGTGGCGAAAAAGCAAAAGCTTGCGAAAGGCGGGGCAGCTAGAAAAGCTAGCAAATCGAAGGTCACTAAAACGAAGAGCAAGAGTAGAGTTAATGAAGCTGGCAACTACACTAAGCCAGCAATGAGAAAAAGATTATTTGAAAAGATTAAAGCTGGCAGCAAGGGCGGTAAGCCCGGTCAGTGGTCAGCACGTAAGGCACAGATGCTGGCACGTGAATACAAGGCAGCAGGGGGCGGCTACAAGTAACAATGAAACACGTCTTTCTCCTGTTCGTCTTTCTTGGCATGGGAGAAGACAAACGTCAGGTCAGCAAAGATATGTATTTTCGTGACCTGAATGAATGTGTTTGGTATGCACAGAAACTTCATAAACAGGGCGAGAACATCACAGCATACTGCTTGCCCAAGCTAGTAGACAAAGATATGGAGACGTACTGATGCTTGCCGAACTGGCCGCAGCCAATGCCGCATTCGCCGTAATCAAGACGGCGGTACAGAATGGTAAAGACATTGCCGCTGCTGGCAGTGCTATCGCCAGCTTTGTAGGTGCCAAAGAAGACCTGCAAAAGAAAACCCAGAAGAAGGGTGGCGGCAGTGACCTTGAAGAGTTCTTGGCTCTTGAGCAAATACGTGAGCAAGAAGAACAGCTTCGGCAGATTATGATATACACGGGCCGTCCGGGTTTGTGGAATGACTGGCAGAAGTTTCAAGCAAAGGCTCGTGTAGCACGGCGTGAGGCAGAAGAAGAACGCACCCGCAAGCGCAAACAGTATTTTGAAATAGCTATTATAACATTTTTATTTATTGTGGGCTTGACAGTCTTAGCTGCACTTGTTATACTAGCACTCCATTCACAGGGAAAGATTTAATGGCACGAGATATGACTAAGTATAGGTGCCAGCAGTATGGTATAACAGAAAAAATATTCTGGGATACATATGTGCGACAAGACGGCAGATGCGCCATTTGTGAATTAGAGGTAACTAAATCTGAGGCTCACATAGACCATTGCCATGAGACAAATACGTTTAGAGGACTGCTCTGTATTAACTGTAATACCGGTTTAGGACACTTTAAAGATGACGTATCTAATCTTATCAAAGCACAGATTTACTTGACAAGTCCCCCAGAAAGTGATATAACTTAGTCATGACATTAGCAAAATCACAGAAAAGTCTAAAGTCGTGGACAAAACAAAAGTGGCGTACGAAGTCTGGTAAACCTTCTGGACAAACTGGTGAGAGGTACTTACCGGAGAAAGCAATTAAATCTTTAAGTGCTGCAGAATACGCGGCTACAACTAGAGCCAAGAGAGCCGGAACAAAGAAAGGTCAGCAGTTTGTACGACAGCCTAAGTCAATTGCAAAAAAGACTGCAAGATTTCGCAGAGGTTCATAACGACCCTCGTGAGACTAGGCTAGTGGACATTGAGCCTGACTTTGACAACAGGGTATTTCTGCTGAAGAAAAAGATATGGGAACTTCAGAATGATACAAGCACTAATCGGACCGATAGCTAGTCTTGCTGGCACTTGGCTAGATGGCAAGGTAGAAGAGAAGAAGGCTCAGTCTGCGACTAAGGTAGCAAAGGCGCAAGCAGAAGCTATCGTAATGCAGAAGAAAGCTACCGGTGAGATTGACTGGGACTTGGAGATGGCTAAGGGTAGTCAGTCTTCGTGGAAGGATGAGTGGCTGACTATTCTGTTTAGCATTCCTCTTATCCTTGCATTCATTCCCGGTATGGAAGAGGTAGTGGCAAATGGCTTCGCACAACTCAATGCAATGCCTGAATGGTATCAGTATTCATTGGGAGTCATCGTTGCCGCTTCTTTTGGCGTACGTTCAGCTACAAAATTCTTTGGTAAGAAATAATGACACTTGTAATGGAAAGAGTGCTGGCTTGGAAAATCTTGCCACGACTGATGATGATTATGATGTCGGTATCTGCGTGGCGGGTAGTTGAGTGGTTTATGACTTTGCCGGACCCGACGACGCAGCAGTCTGCTCTTGTTAGTGTAGTCACTGGCGCAATGACAGGTGCATTTGCAGTTTGGATGGGACACGAAAAATGAAATACCGTAGAGATAATCTGATTGAGAAGTTGATTAGCCACGAAGGTCTGCGCCTTGAAGTGTATCAGGATACGCTTGGTATCAACACAATCGGAATTGGTAGAAATCTAGATGACCGGGGTATCACACAGGATGAACTGGACTGGATGGATTATCCGACTATTGAACACGTTTATTCTGACGGCATCACTGAAGCTGATGCCATGTACCTCGCACAGAATGACGTACAGATTGTCGAAGAAGAACTTCTGGCTGCGCATCCTTGCGTAGAGAAGCTAGACGCTGTACGTCAACTTGTTCTTGTAGATATGGCATTTAATCTTGGCGTACCTCGTCTGTGTAAGTTTAAGAATATGTGGAGTGCCATTCATGAGGGCAAATTTGAGGCAGCTGCAAAAGAGATGCTTGACAGTAGGTGGGCAACGCAAGTCAAGGGACGTGCTACTAAACTTGCTAATGCAATGCACAATGGTGAATTTTAATGGCTAGACAATTAACAGAGAAACAGCAGAAGTTCATGGCTGTGCTTTTTGATGAGGCAGGTGGCGATATGGTCATGGCTAAAAAGATGGCTGGGTATTCTGACGCCACTACAACTACAGAGATTGTCAAAGGCTTGAAGGAAGAAATCCTTGAGGCTACCCAGATGTATATGGCACGTAATGCGCCAAAAGCTGCAATGGCTATGACTGGCGCACTATATGACCCAACTGAACTTGGCATTCGTGACAAGATGTCCGCTGCTAAAGAACTGCTTGACCGTGTAGGTCTTGTGAAGACAGAGAAGATGCAGGTAGAAGCAAGCGGCGGTGTGATGCTTATGCCACCCAAAGCTGCTGTAGAGGAGGATGACTGATGGCTAAAAAAGGTAGAAACAAACCACGTAAGGCTTCAAAAAATGTGACAGATAAACGTGAGGCAAAAGAAAAATTAAAAAAAGCTGAAAGGGCATTAAGTGGTTCTTTAATGATGTATCCAATTACTAAAGAGTCCATTGAACGGGCAAAAATGAAGGGAGAAGATAAAACTAATCCTGAAGGTTTTGCTAGAATGGTTAAAGAGTTAAAAGAGATGGATGACGCATTAAAAGATAAAGCAGCAGCTGAAAAAGTTCTGAAAAAGTTTAAAGGCACACAAGACTTCCGTAAGGGCGGTATGGTCCTGTCAACGGTGGACAACCGCAAGAAACGATGAGTAGAAGCATAGGCAAGTGGAAGCTACCACAGCCAACAGACATTAAAGAAGAAAATAAGTGGGTACAGATACCTCGCATTGCTAGGACTGTCCCATTTGGTTATAAGCAAAACGAAGAAGACCCCGACATTCTTGACCCTATTCCAGTTGAACTGGACTTGCTTGAGAAGGCACGTAAGCACGTGAATCAGTATTCCTACCGTGAGGTGGCCAATTGGTTGAGTGCAAATACTGGACGATACATATCCCACGTAGGATTGAGAAAACGGTTAGGTAATGAAAAACAACGTAAGAACCAAGCTGCAAGCCTCCGCAAGTGGGCAGAATATGCGGAAAAGGCAATCGCCAAAGCGAAAGCCCTTGAAGAAGAAAGAACCGGAGCAAAAGCCAACGGTTGAGATAGCTGAAGTTTCATATGAAACATCTTCTATTGAAGAACATGCTAATGTTTTGTTCAAGCCTAATCCTGGTCCGCAGACAGAATTTCTTGCCGCATCGGAACGTGAAGTTCTCTACGGCGGCAGTGCAGGGGGCGGTAAGTCATATGCAATGCTTGCTGACCCACTGCGTTACATGGGGCATCCACAGTTTAGTGGATTGCTCTTGCGACACACAACAGAAG